ACAGTAATGGTCAAAGCTTTATTGAATTGGGCAAGGAAGGCACCGTCGATATATTTTCTACCAACTCATTCAATGTGAGAACACAGGGCGACATCAACTTCCACGCTGACCAGCACATCAATTTTCATGCCAGTGAGAATATGAATATCCAAGCAAAAAATCTTCACATTAATACCGAAGAAGATTTTAAAATGCGTTCTGGACAAAACTTGCAGCTATATTCAGTAGAAAACTTTACTGTAAAAAGTTTAGGTGCGGCGGCTATTAAAGCAGGCGGGCAAGCAAGTTTTGCAAGCTCAGGAATGACATTTATTAATGGATTAAAGGTAAACTTAAACACAGGTAAATCTAGTGTTAACCCAAAGAAAGTTCCCATCATTACTCTTATCACTCAAACTGATACATTACATGATGAGCAAAAAGGGTTCATCGCTGCACCGGGTAAGCTACTTACGGTTACTACAAGAACACCGGCCCACTATCCTTGGACTAATGCAGGTCAAGGGGTTGATGTCAAGAGTACACTAGATGCTACAAAAAGTCTTCCGGTAACACCGTCGAGTAGTGTTCAAAAAGCCAATCAAGAAGGTCTAGCATCAGGCGCTATTGCACCTGCTATTGCAACTGTTGCATCTGCACCGGATACTAAAACAATATCTAAGTCTATGGACAAGACTGTTACTAATGCAGTTATGGGTAGCGTTGCTACTAGTGCTGCAACTGGTATTGCTAAGAAAGCTGTAACGTCAGGCGCTGCTATTGTTAAATCAACCGGTGGTGTAATTTCAGGCGAAGGCAATATCGTCGCTGTAGGTACATATGCTCAAACTCCTACTCAGCTTGTTAACGCAAATATATTAAAGCCGGGTGCAGACACACTTATTAATGGATTGGCACAACGAGCAGGAGCTACCATTGAAAGTATTATGCCTACGCAACTCTTCACCGGTAAGTCTGGCGCAGTAGATCTAAAGTCTTTCATATCAGATACCGCATCACAGACTACAGCCGTTATTACAACAATGCAGAAAGCTCAAAATACTCTGGGCAAGATCGGCGCACTGACCGGCAAAGAAGCATCGACTCAAACAGCAGGAATAGTTGCAGCCGCAGCCACAGTAGGTCTTACATCCACTATAAATGCAGTTAAGAGTATTTCAGGTGTAGCAACATCAGCGGTCAACAATATTCCTGGTTCATTATCAGCTACGGTGTCCGGCGCCTTAGGCTCAGCTACTTCAGGCATAACTTCAGAGGTTAACAAAGTTACTGGACAAATTACAAACGTTGCCGGACAATTAACTGGCACGCTGGGTCAAGCAACTAACGCAATTGCTGCAATCGGTGCAGGAGCAGCCGCAGCTGGACTAGCAAATAAGCTAGGCGGTCTCGGTGGCATAAGCAATTCTATTAAGGGCCTTAGTAAGGGTCTCGGTGGGCTTAAGGGTCTTGGTGGCAAACTTGGTGGATTGTTCGGCGGCGGCGGAGGCGACGGTCCTTCGTTCACTGATCTAGTAGAATCAGTTAAGGGACCTGCTGGCGCTGCATTCACATCTATCAGAGACTCACTGAAGCCATTACAAGCCGGAGTACCTCAGAATCTTACTGCAATAGCTAAAGCTTCGGCGGCAACTATTGCAGGTATATCAAGTAGCGCAAGCGGAATAGCCGGCGTCGGTGATCAACTATTAAAGAGTTTTGTCGACCAAAACAGTATCACTTCTATTACTGACCTTAATGAACTAATCGATAATAATACTGTTGCCGGAATTACTGGATCATTTAGACAAATAAAAGCTCAATTAGGATCAGTAGGGGATAGCTTATCAAGTCAGTCTGCTGATTTAATAAATCAATTTGGTGCCCTATCAACTAACACAGGGGGCATTAATATTGATTTATTGTCTCAGTTTGGAGGAAATGCAGTTTCTACTGTGACCAGTTTAAGCAAAGCGTTAACTAATACTCCAAACTTAATTAATGGAATACCTGATAATTTAGGATCGATAGTGAATCCTATGAACACTCTGAATAATATTTTTAATGATATCAATACTGATGTCACTGGAATAAGAAGTACATCACCCTTAGTTCCATCTAATATTGAAAATACAATTACCGATATCAATAATGCAGTAAAAGACATAAGTGGTATTGCAGGTGCTGCATCTGCTATTGCTAAGGGGGATATGACAGAATTAAGCAATGCTGCTAACGCTATCCAATCGGGTGCAAGCGCAGCTATGTCATCTGCATTGGCTAGTGGTATTAACAATTTACCAGGTGGAGCAAGAGCTATTTCTGCCGTCATGAATAATGCTGAAGGCGCCATTAACAGCTTACCGGGGACGGAGATGTTAGGAGACCTGGTTAAAAACTTACAGACCTCTGCTATTAACGAAGTGAGTAAGACTGTTGATGGAATAACAAATTCAATTAATAGCAAATTAGGCGGAGTATTAGGTAAAGAAGGCGGACTTACTAATCTGATATCATCGGCATTACCTTTAGGTAAAGCAGCAGGATTATTGTCAGGGCTGTCAGCATTGGGTGCAGGCGGACCAGCTAAGGTCAAACTACCTACAATAAGTTTCAATACGTTTGATAGATTGGGAGTAGATTCTCAAGTTAAGACACTCTTGAGCAATCCTAAAATTCCAATACCTAACCTTGTCGGAGAAATCAAAGCGGGAGTGGTTAATCAGGTAGAACAGTTAATTAAGAAGAATAAAGACGCATTTAAGATTTTTGATGAGCTAGAAAACTGGGATCAAAAAATCAAAGAAGCAACTGACAAATTATTTGAAGCAGAATCTAATTTCCCTGCCGGAGATAGAGGAATAGCATCAGCACAGGGTATATTAGATTCCATATTGAATGATTCGGAATTAGTATCATTACGCAAGAAAGCAGAATCGTTTGGTGAAAACGCAGTAGATGATGTTAGATCATTGATGTCATCTGCAAGTCAAACGGCAACAAATATGCTTAACAGTGCTAATTTAGGAAGTGCGGTTAGTACAATAAAAGCCAGTGCAATGGAAGTCATGCAGCAAACCAATAATAACCCAACGAAGAACACCGTGAAGTCAATCGCTGGTCAGGGTTCAACTGCAATTACACAGTTACAGGCTAGATCATCTTCTTCGCAGACAGATATCAATAATTCTATTGCAGGAATTATAGGACCATCTGACAACACTACTTTCATATAAATTAGGGACTAAATAATACTATGCCTCAGTACTATGGATATTCAAGCATCAATGCTAACAAACCCAAAACAACCAATGCCATATCAGGAGTAGACGGGGGTCCAGGCGGCATAAGACAACCAATTTACTGGGGAAAGAAATTCACCTTAGTAGATGAGCAGCTAGTGATTCAAGATTTTATTAATGCGTTCAATATTAGACAGGGTACTAAGGTAGGTAAACCAGGATATGGAACCACAATGTGGGACTTTGTGTTTGAACCAAATACGGCTGACATAGTACAGGCCATTCAAGCTGAAGTTCGTAGAGTTGCTTCCGCAGATCCAAGAATTCAAATTGCTAATATCAGCGTCTATCCAAAAGAGAATGGCATACTAATTGAATTAGAAATGGCAGTTACTCCTTTTAATCAAGCACAATTAATATCAGTGTTCTTGAATCAGCAAACAGGCACTGCCGGACCGCAATAAGCTAAAAATCACGCTTTTTTAGAATGATAAATACTTTTAAAGAGTATGAATCATTATGGCAACAAGTTCTAGACAATCTGCTTTGTTCGGTTTGAATGACTGGAAGACTATCTACCAAACCTTCAGTGAAGCTGACTTTAGAAGTTATGACTATGAAACTTTAAGAAAAAGTTTCATTGACTACCTGCAACTGTATTATCCCGAAACATTTAACGACTACACTGAATCAAGTGAGTTCATCGCACTGCTTGATGTCATCGCATTTATGGGACAGGGTCTTGCTTTCCGTAATGACTTGAATGCTCGTGAAAATTTTATCGATACTGCTGAACGCCGTGACAGTGTTATCAAGCTTGCCAATCTTGTCAGCTACACACCAAAAAGAAATATCGCAGCACAGGGTTACTTAAAGGTAACAAGCGTGTCTACTACTCAAAACATTTCTGACATTAACGGCCTAAATCTCAGTAACCAAACTATTCTTTGGAACGACCCTGCTAACCCTAATTGGTTAGAACAGTTTAACACCATCATCAATGCGACCCTAATCGATACTCAAAAAATAGGAAAGCCAGGCAATGTGCAAGATTTGCTAGGAGTAACTACTGCTGAATACACGATGTCTATCCCTAATACTGTTTTGCCTATCGTGCCATTTGAAAGCACAGTTGATGGAGTCAACATGGGCTTTGAACTAGTAAGCGCAAGTTCGGTAGACACTGATTATGTGTACGAAATTCCACCTGCCCCATCTGGTCTATTCAACATTCTTTATAGAAATGATAAGTTAGGGTTTGGCAGCCCTCAAACTGGATTCTTCTTTTACTTCAAGCAAGGGTCGCTTACCACATATGATTTTTCTTTCCAGCAGCAAATTAGTAACCAAACGGCTGATATTGATGTGCAAGGAATCAACAACAGCGATACATGGCTGTATCAGGTATTGGAAAACGGTAGTCTATCGCAATGGACTCAGGTTGAAAATGTATATGCAGATGCATATTTGCAGACCGAATCATCAAGTAGAGCAATCTTTTCGGTTGACTCTAGATTTAATGATCAGGTTACCTATGTATTCGGTGATGGCGTATTCAGTGCTATCCCTGTAGGAAACTTTACTGCATATGTACGAGCAGGAAATGCGTTAAGCTACACGATTGATCCGCTAGAAATGGCCGGCGTTAGCGTAACATTTACATATTTGAGCAGAGTAAACAAGTTCGAAACTATTACTTTTAATCTAGAATTGCCTTTGCCGGTAAATACTGCACAGCAGCGTGAAGCACTAGATGAAATTAAACTTCGTGCTCCTACTCGCTACTACACACAGAACAGAATGGTCAATGGCGAAGACTATAATAACTTCCCATACACATTATACAGTTCAATTATTAAAAGTAAAGCAATCAATAGATCAAGCATCGGTGTAAGCAAAAACTTAGACTTACTAGATCCTACTGGCAAGTATTCAAGTACTAACAGCTTTGGTAACGACGGAGCATTATATCAGGATGATAGTGATGGGTTCTTAACACTTACTATTAATACAACCAGTGACATCATTGCATTCTTTACTGATACACTATCAAGTGTGTTATCACTGAATCGGGCAACACAATACTATATTCAAAATTACACAAGATATAATCTGCCGTCTAGTCCATCTAATCAAGTGGTGTATTGGAAAACTAGTAGCGTAGATACTGGTGCTGAGTCAGGATATGTGTTTACTGTTTCTGGTTCACTAGAACAACCACAGAGTGTAGGCACATTCAATACTACTAATTTAAAATACTTAACACCGGGCGCTATTCTGAAGTTCAATGCACCTGATGGTTATTATTTTGATCTTACTACAAATAGATTAGTCCCAGGTATTGCGCCTAGTAATGAGAACACATACATTTGGTCTACTGTACTAAGTGTTGTCGGTGACGGTAGTAACAATGGAAGCGGTAGCTTTGCTAATGGAGCAGGTCCAATTAAAGTTAACGGATATGTTCCTTCAGGGGTAATCCTCACACAAATCATACCGGTCTTTGATAATTCGCTGTCTACTAATTTGATTCAAGAATGCTTGATTAAAATGGAATTGCAACAAGACTTTTCTTTAGTATTCAATAATAGTTTATTAGTAAATGAAGAACGCTGGTCAATCAGTTCATTCAATGATGCAAATTACTTTGTAAAGTTTGACTCTACCGGTGCAAATACTTACACTATTACCTATAAAGCATTGACATATTACTTTGGTAGTGTGGCTGACACAAGATTTACCTACAGTCCCAACGAGTTAGTGTACGATCCTTTCTCTGGCAAAATCATACAAGACTTCATCAATGTGTTGGCAATTAATAGTCAGTTTGGTTCAAACTCATCTTTGGGTCTTGACATTAAAATGAATATTTTAGGTCAGACAGTAGAAAGCGATGGGTATGTTAACGACTT